CTGAGTTACTTCTCTCGATTAGTCAATTCTTAAGACACACAACCCACCGCAAGGTGGGTTTTTTTATACCCCTGACATTCTTGGATTATACGTTCCTTTTAAATCTTTGGTAATGAAATCTGATGATTCATCATATGCCATAATTTCTCTGTGATCAGTTATAAATGCGGTTAGAAATTCTGGTTTTAAAACTCTAATTCTTCTCTTTTCATTATTTAATTTTGCTTCATACTGGTAATTTGTAATTCCTCTCACAGGATTTATTTTAGTTACACTTGTTCCACCGAGATCTACCTGTATCAAACTTCCAGATGATGATACTACACTTCCTACAAAACTAAAACTAAAATTAGAATCAACTTGTAAACTTTCATTTAATACTATTTTTTGCTCCTCATCAATTATCTTTATAGTTTCATGATGATGAATACTACTAATGTTTTGCTCAGTCAAATACTTACCTAATAAGTAAGAATTAAAATCATTATGTTCTAAAGGCCATTCATCTCTTACATTAGTAATGTTATTTGAAATTAATACTACCCAATCTAATTCTGGATCACCATACAATTCTTGAGCAACCATATCTGGTCTCATTCCCTCCTTTATATTGAAGTAATTAAAAGCAGTAATTGCTTGATCTACATCACTTCTTAATTTAGATCTTCTAAAAAAATTTTTGACTATAATTCTATTCTCAACTTTATTCCTAGATGGAAGTAAAGATGGATATAGTATGTCTGGTAATTCTTCGAAATATGCCATTAGTAACCTACCGCATCTGTTGGAACTGGAAGTAAATCAGTTCTCTGAGGATCAAAATTAAAGTAATTATTATCATAATCTGTATCATATATTGGTTCAAGTTCTGAGAATCTGAGTGTTAATGTGATTGCAACTGGTTGACCCTCTTCATAAGCATTCCACATTCCTTCTGGAGTGTAATTAACTGCAGCACCAGTGCAAGCACAAGTTTTAATACGAAGAACAGAATCATTACGATTAAAGAGTTGATTATAACCACTACCTTTTTCTCTTGATGTTTTAAAATGTATATCAAAAATATTTGGTGTGCCTAAAAAGAATGATGCACCACCACTCTGACTGCCAGGAGTGTTTGCCTTTTTAGGTGCCATACCCTGTTTAAAGAAACGAAGTATATTGTTAACTCTAATTGCTTCCTCTCGACTTCGAGGACTCATCTTCCAACTAAAAGTAAACTCTCTAAGCGTAGGTGAATTAAAAAGTAAAGCAAGATTGTTGTTTGGAACTAAACCTGCTCCTCTTGAAAGAATCGATTCTGGAGTGACTCCCTGTTGCAAGAAGTTTAATAGTGAAGAACCAATAACTGATCTACCTAATACATTTAAATTTGATCCATCTGTCGTCAATTGATTACCAACAGTACTCAATGCATCACTAGAATCATTTAATTTTTTACTAACAAATTGTCCTGCACCCTGTAAACCTGCCAATAAACTTTGTATTATATTTCTGTCTCCTTTACCTTCAGCTTTTATGAAATTAATTACTCCTGTTATTGCTTCGTTTGATGCTCCCATCACTCCAGAAGCAACTGCAGCAGTAAGTGCATTAAGTTGATCTGGCCCCCAAGAGACATTATTTGAATCTGCTAAACTATTTGGCATTGGAAGTTTAACTAAACCAATTGCTTTTTCTTTTGGTGTGCCTGTAGGAAGTCCTTCTGTTGCTATGTCGGCAAAATTAAAACTTCCTTTATCTTTATTTTTATCTGATCCAAAGAAAACATCACCAGAGGGTGCTTTATATGTGAATTGATTTATCTGTATGTAATCTTGAGTTCTACCATAATCTGCGTCAATTGGATATTTTAGATTCCTCAAACTTAGTTCTTGTAGTATAGAATCAACTCTTCCAAACTCAGGAAATTCAACTGCTTTGGCACCTTCATCAGGTGGTTTATCACCAGTTTCATCTTTTGGTTTTTTACTTGCTCTCCATAAATCTATTTGCTTCTTAATTTTTGGCCCTGAACCTGGACTGACATTTATACCTTCAACATTTATTGTTTCAGACAAAGCACCAGAACTCATTGCTGCTCTCTCTAATCTGTCTAGTTGGTCTTTAGTTAAATTATCAAACACACTTTCATATGAGGGATCCAAATCTTTTGTAAGATCTGTTTGTTCTATTTCTTTAGGAACAAAACTAAGACCATCATCTTTTACAAACCTGTCCGTTTGTATTTTAATATTTTTTTGAGTTGCTTCCTTCAATTCATTTCTCTCTTCTTCGTTGAATAATTGATTTCCCTTAGTTGTCCATCCTGTATCTGATGAATATAATATCTCATCGGTTCCACCTGAATTATCACCTAATCCAGATTCATAATCTCTTACATCTTGTTTAAGACTTGCCGATGCAATTACACCTCCAGCTTCAGGAACTCTCTCACCATCAAGTGCTGCTATAATTGCATTTCTTTGATACGGTTCTAATTGTTGCAGAACTCCTAGATTTTCAATATTGATATCTGGTTTTGTATGAACTAACGTATATTTGCCTACACTTCGATCAAAATATAATTCCACCTCTCTATTGACACCATCAATCTCAACAACATACTTATCACTTGTTGCAACTGTAGTTCTTAGTAGTTCTCCAAAATTATGATTTGACATTTAAATTGAACTCCAAGCCTTTTGTGGCGATACCTTCTGTCCGTATTTATCAGAGAAATTCTCAGTTACCAATTGTGCCACACTTGCATACTCTTCAGGATCAGGTGGAATGATAAAAATATTTCCCATATTACTATAAAAATACTTGTGTAATGTCTTCTTTGGTAAGATTAGACTTGTTTTATTTACAAGACCTTTTGCAATTCCGTCACGATAGTCTGGATTTAGGTAGTGTAAGTTACCACCAAGCATCTTATCTTGTTGAAATTCCATTACATAAACAAGTGGTCTGCGATCAAAGAAAGGATATTTTTCTGGAAACTGAGCAGAGTATGAGAAGAAACAAAGTTCTCCAATCTCTGGAAAGCGAGTCTCTGCCACCTGAGATAATTCTGAGTATAATTCATTTGCATACCAATCAGGACTTAGATTAGCAGAACCTTGTGCTCTTTCTCTTATTGTCTCTCCGATAGTCATTTGATACCTAGATTATCTTCAGTCATAATTCTAAATTCAAAGTTACGATCTGCACAGAACTCTCGTGCTGCTTTCCACTTTGCCTGATTCACTGCGTATGTTTGTACTGATTGTGCCCATGACTTTGTTCTTTTCTTTGGATTTACGTTTGGCATCTTTGTTTCTTTCTTTGGTTTCACTTCAACAACTAGAGTTCTTTTCTTTCCTTGTTTGTCAATATACTTTACAAAGAAATCTGGAAAGTAACGATGAATGCGGTTATCGATTGGAGAACGATAAGGAATCCAAAATTCTTCTGACTGCCATTCACTTATTGTTTCAGTCAAATCACAGTAGTTCATGAATTTTCTTTCCCACAAAGACCTATAAATAATATTTCGGGGATCTCCTTTATACTTTTTCGGGTATCTTGGGTAATATTTTCCTTTATATGACATACATATATTATCAGGATCAATTTAAAAACTATTTAGATGGCAATAAAATCGGAAGACTTATACTTAAGTATACCTAATGCGAGTCCAATATTTTCAAAACTTGCGATATCAAGTCAATTTAAGGTGTCGCTAGATCTTGTTCGTAGAAGTCAGGTGGGAGATAACGTAGGTTTATATGAATATCTAACTAACTGTGGTTTGTTTGTTGATACAAATTCTACAAGTCAGAAGTATGATTTCTTATGTTCACAAGCATCTTTACCAGGTTCTAATTTTAATATTTCAGAAGAACTTGGAAGTCGTCAGGGAATGACAGAAAGATTCGCATCGAGAAGAATTTACAATGAATTTGATTTAACTTTTTATATTGATGATGATTATAATGTATTGCGTATGTTTGAAGAGTGGATGAATTATATCAATCCAGTGTATGATGGAACCAGAGGTAGATATGACGGAGCTGAATCAAGTCAATTAAATGCATATCAGGATCGAAATACATATTCAAGATTTAGATATCCAGATGATTATCGAAGAAAGATACAAATTACTAAATTTGAAAGAGATTTTTTACAGAATCCAAATGATAGAAATAATACATTTAAAAATATGCCACTATTGACTTATCATTTTATTGATACGTTTCCAGTTAATCTTAATGCTGTCCAGATGACTTATGGAGGCAGCACATTTTTAGAAGTCACAGTTGCATTTACTTACCTTAGACATACAATTGAAAAACATGGTAATGTTCAACAATCTGTTAGAGAGAGACTTGCAAATACTAATCAACAAGTTCAAGTCAATCCTCTTAGACCAAAAAGGATTGGATCTGAAATAGCACCTAGCACAAATGATCCTAATCCAACTCAACCAGTCGGATATGTAAGTGGTAAACCATACTACGGGCCATATCATGAACATATGGGTGTTAAGATGGTTGGTGAAAGACATGCTCCTTACCCACACGCTATAATATATGATACAGTTAAGGAAAGTTTACCCGATAGTGTGATTGTTGGTGATCCAGTTACAGAAATAAATCCTGTTACAGAGCAACAAACTTCTGCTGGAGAGGGAACAACTGAGACAACTCAAACAACTGAGTCGAGTGGAGGTGGAACAACTACAACTACAACTGAAACCACAACTACAACCACTGATTCCTCTGGATCTACAAGTTCTAG